AGATGTTGTAATTGCTGCAGCAACCATAAGATCGAAATACCTAAACCAATTATTCCCAATAGCGCCATACGCGGAATTAAGAGAAATCTTCTTTGCCATTTGGATGTTGTTGTATCGAGAAATATCCTTGAGTAGAGATTTCTCCCCAGTGTTTTCGTACTCCTGTTGAGCATCGAGCATAAGTCTTTTATATTTGACACGGTCATTATAAACCTTTTCCATTAATTCCGGCAGAAATCCCTTTTTATCTTTTCTAAAGAAAGCACCATTAGGTGTCATGCAATACTCAGTGTCATTCTTAACCGTACCTTTTAGTATCTTATCAACCATCCCCGCAATAGGCTCACTATCGCCGTTAACCAATGTCTCAGGAGAAATGTTATATTGCATAATAAGATGAGGATACAAAGAATTCAAATCAAAGCTCATAACCCACTTATGCATTCCAATCTGCGGCTCTTTCACATAAGCGCCTTCAAACTTTTCTGTTTTTGTATTTTTTGATTTTTGTGGAATGACAATATTCTTGCTACGAAGATGATTGTAAATCATAATATCCCAATACCTAACCGTGCCAAGAACATCTGTAAAGTTAACTTTACCATCATATGCCATCGTCAGACATAATTGGATAAGTTTCATTTTATCTTCTAACTTATCAACCAGTTCAACATCAGTTATATTATATTTAACGAATGACTGAAAATCCTTGGTATACCATTCACGAAAAGTATCAAAAGGATTATCATCCTTTTTCTTATCCAATTCCACCCAAGCAATATAATCCAACCTATAGGATTCCTGATTAACATATGTAAACTTGCGATATAAATCGTAATAATCAAGTGTTGCAATACCATCAAGCGTATATATCTGATGATTGCGGCCCATCTGATATATTTCACGATCAAACACATTTTTCCAAGGTGACAGTCGCTTGACCTCTTTTTTATCAAACACCTTATTAATACGATTACAAAGATAAGGAATATCAAATAACTCTATATTCCAACCAGTGATAATATCAGGCGTATGCCTTTCCCAGAAGGCGAGAAATTCCTTAATTAGATGTTTTTCACTTTCACACTCAATATAAGTTACATCATCACGATCATTATTAAACTTACCTCGGGCCCACACTACAATGCGTTTGCTCTGGTGATTCTTAATTGTGATTGATAGCAGAGGCTCTGCAGCATCTTCTGGTTTTGGAAATCCATTCTCACATTCAACTTCAATATCAATCGTGAAAATCAATATCTTATCTAAATCCCAATCAATGCGGGTTGGAAATTCATCAGAAATCCAGCAATAAGGATATTGCGTATTGCCATAAACTATATTTTGATTTTCACGATTGACAATCCATTGCTTAGCCTCATTAATAGAGTCAAACTTATGGGGAAGAACACTCTTGCCGTCCAGAGTTTTGTAGCCAGTTTCTTCATTAGTTTTTACGAGATCAAATAGGGTAGGTTGATACTTAACCCGCCTACTGATGCGCTCTCCGTCCTTAACCTCACGAATAAGAAGATCATTTCCGTATCGGAGAACATTTGTGTAGAAATTCATATAGTAACTATATCACCTTTGGAGTTAATTGTCAAGACCAATTATCGCGATTCATATATAATTCTAATATTTCTTTTGTAATACCACGATGTTGAGACTCAATACCTATAAGGCCCGGCGTAGAGTTAACTTCGATAAAATAAGGACTTTCCTTATCCCTATTCTTTGCGGGTATAAAATCAACACCAACAATTTGGCCATGTACTGATTTTGCAACGCGCAGTGAATCCTCTGCCTCGCGTTCTGTTAGTTTGTGCGATACTGGTTCTGATCCCTGAGAAACATTGCTTCTAAAATCATCCCCAATAACAGGTCTTTTGATTGCACCCAAGATTTGTCCAGCAGCAATAATAACACGAACATCATAGTTTGTCTTTATATATTCTTGAAGAAGGATATCAACAAACTCATCTTCTCTGTGTAACAGTTGTATAATGCTATGTAATGATTTTAGACTCTCAATCCAGATAACGCCAACACCCCTAGAACCAACAGCCGTCTTGAGAATCATTGGAAATTTATTACCAAGTCTCTCTACCGCTTCCTCAGCACCTTCTGAGTGACGAACTAGGACTGTGTTTGGTGTACGAATATCATTCTGTTGAAAAATAAGCTGATTGTACCATTTGTCATTACAAATATCATGGCAAATAATAGGATTGATAACAGTGTAACCCTGATTCTCCAAGTTTATACAAGAAACTCTCCAAGACAAGTTACCTGTCTTAACCGTAGAACCAATACCTCGGGACATGATTATTGTATCTTCTGGATTTATACGAAATGGTTTGTCATACTCAACATCATTTTTCATGCTGGGTAACTCTACCTGTCCCTTATCATCTACAGGAAAAGAGTATACCAACTGATCCTTGCCCTTATCTTCCATATACATGCCAGAAAATTCTGCAAGATAAACTTTTAGTCCCAATTCAATAGCCTTCTTTCTAATCATTGGCCCAGTTTCATTTGGGTCTAAAGGATCATCATGCGAGAGAATCAATAATTTATATGGCTCTTCCTTCGCTTCTGTGATGAATGATTTAAATTTTTCCAAAACTCTAAGCCTCTCGTTTCTTACCAATATTGTATTTGGTTTCTAGTGTCCAATCTTCTTTTTCCCGATAGGACAGAACCTTTATTTGACTTAACGGGGCAATCGGCTCTGGAACACCCAACACTTTTACCAAATCCCAATCTGCTAAGAGTTTTGCGATTGTATTTCTTCGTGCTATATCATTTTCTGATAGATTGGTTTGCTTTCCATCCAGCGCAAAGAGCTCTTTGAAATGCACAACAAAATATCTCCCCTGCTTGTGTAATATATGGCAGGATTGATATAGTTTTTTTTCTTTTCTGGAAGCAACGCCTATACGGGAAAGAGTTTCCCGTACTTTCAAAAAATCATCAGGTTCTTTCAAACTGATTTCAAGCATTTGCTCCTGTGACCACTTAACTTCTTCCATCTCTTCCACCTTTATTTAATTTTGTTTTTATAGCGGAAATTTGTTTATCATTTAATATATCAAGAGCAGATTTAGCCTTTTCATTATTATATCCATAATACTCTTTAACATATTCTAGATTCTTTAATTTCTTCGCCTTCATCCAAGGAGTGTATCTTTTCCTTGCTCTGAGACTATTTATTAAAAAATCATACTGAAGTTTCTTATCAAGGTGGTGTAATTGGTTAATCTCATTAACTAACATAAGGCTATCAGGGAATGGCGCTATACATTTGTTAATGATGTATGAAGGATATTTCTTTACCCACTGATCATCTTCTGTGTCTAGAAGCGGTTCCTTTGTATAATTAATTGCATTTAGATAGTCTTTCAGCTCGTACATTAGTCTGTAAAACCTTCACCTTTTTTCCAATGACTGAACCTATGGCAAAATATAGCCCACAACAAAAATAATAAACTGTCTGATTTATATGTTCCGTTTTTTACTTTCAATTCATACATATTACTCACGATTGCCTCCAGAAACATTTGCTTTGAACACAACACAGGTTCTTAATTCATAACATTCTCTACGAACCGATTGAGCTTGGTGAGGCCTCCATGCGTCAAAAACAACTAAGCGATTGCCCTTATACTCTGCTAATTTCTCAACCTTTGTTGATTCCTCATCATATATTAAAGTACCGCCGCCCCACTCTAATTTCCAATCAATTCTTGGATAATAAATTAAGGTAAAATCACCATCATCTATATGGATATGTGGCTCAATGCCATGCGTATGAGCATTCATATACAAGCGAGCAAAATCTTTCACAAAATATTTTGTCTCAAAATCATATTTTACTTTTGCAGTATTCCAAATAGGCAACAGCCAATCATATCCATTTTTAATAACCTCTTCTGGATTATGTCCCGCAAAAATATGCCAGTGTCGGTTTGGTTTATTTTTATTAGAATGATAATCATATTTCCAGCAGAGATTCTTCATTTCCATATGAATATACTCAGCAACATGATCCTCTAATAGATTATCGTAAATAGTCGCAATCATTTAAATTTTGCTCTGGCCATGATTTCTGTTAAACATGCGAGCATGTTGATTTCTTGATCGGCAACAAATGCTGCTTTATACTGATACTCACCCAAAACAACCACAACATGAGGTATACTACTCCCTTCAACATAATCATAGAGATTATCATAAATCCTACGAAGCAAACGAACAGAATCGTTGTCAAGATTATTAACAACCCATTTACGAACATTTGTAAACTCCTTATTTTTCATAGATTGCATCAACTCTTTTATATTTATTTCTGCAATATTTACAAGTATTCCAGCATCAATTACACCAGAAACAGAATATCGTTGAAGCTCATTAAGTATTCGCCTCCAATCAGGAAAGTGTTTGTTTATAACTTCTGCGATTACTCTCTTATCATACTCAATATTCTGTTCATTTAAAATATTCTCAATTCTTCCAAAGAATTGAGATGCAAGCTTTGGTTTTTCAGAATTAGGAATCACGAAATCCACCACACTACAACGAGAATGTAGCGGTTCAATCAAACGATTCTTATAGTTACATGTAAAGATGAATCCACAATTCTTGTGGAATTCTTCCATGAATCCACGCAGAGCTGGTTGCGTTGATTGTGGATTTAGATAATCTGCTTCATCCAGAATAAGATACTTACGCCCACCATGCAAAGACACCGTAGAGGCGAAGTTTTTAATCTTGGTTCGTAGAACATCAATGCCAGACTCTTCTGAGCCATTGATCATCATATAGGTAGCATCAAGTTCCTCAAGCATAGCTTTAGCGATAGTTGTTTTACCAACACCAGAACCACCAGATAAAATTAGATTAGGCACTCGACCACTCTGAACAAATTCAGAGAAAGTGTCTTTTAGATTTTTAGGAAGTATGCATGATTCTACATCTTTTGGCCGATATTGTTCGCACCATAAGAAGGTTTCTGACATAATATAAACTCCTCACATCAACCATTATATTTAGATTCTGGTTCCAAAGCAATCCAGTATTCAATATCAACATTTGTATTCTTGAAATAGCTGATATTTTTGGATGAAACTCCTACATTATATGAACCAGCTAAAAGTTTTAAATTTTCAACCTTGAACCAAAATTTATATGGTAAATCTTTTCCATCTTCATTAGTAACATCAATACCAACTGCATAATCATTAGCAGTATCATTCTTCTTATCCGTTACTTTCAAGATTGCTTTACCAACCGACATTGCTTCCAATATCATATCTGGAACACCAATAACAGCAGCAGCCTTTTGAACATCCGATAGAATATTGCTGGATAAACTAAAAGACACTTCACATGATGGCATGGTGACTTCTTTACTTGGCGTTGTAACCACAGATGGATCAGAATACCAATATTTAAGAGATTTAGTCGCCGAACCATTTTCTGTCACCACAACAAAATCCTCTTTGAAATCCAAATCTGGCTTATCAAAAAGAGATAAAGCAGCTAAAAATTCATTCAAATCATAAATCGCAAAATCTCTGGGGAAAGCCTCCGATACTTTTGCTTTCGCAACTATATTTTTCATTGCTGACATAGTAGAAATACTATTGCCAGACTTAATCACAAGGTTCTGGTTAATTGTAGAAAAGTTCTTCAATACCGTCACCGTTTCATTACTTAGTTTCATTTATCATTCTCCATATCGTTTATGTGTAATGCTATAATACCATAATGTATTATTTTTAGCAAGTCCCTTCGGTCCTTGCCATTCTTTTTTCCGTATCGTTGGGCATACTTTAATATGTTACCGATACAAAAACCTTCTCCATGACCGCCATCTATGATGAATTCAGTCGCCTGAAACTTGTTCTTGCTATAATGTTCATCATATGTGGAGTCAATATATTCTTGTAGTTCTTTCAGAGCAAAATCTTCATTATAGTTGTAATCAATTTTCTTATCCAAATAGGCCATAATTCTTCCTATTGTAATGTTGGTTTATTATAAGGTTCAATTTTGCTTTCACTTTCAGCAATAGTTTCTATCATATTACTAAATTCTTCATCATCAAGAGTGCTTTTATAAATCCTTAGAGCTTGTGCCATCATAGTTCCTGCAATTATGTGGCTTGGATACTTCAATTGTAAGTCTACTACCTTTTTAAATAACTCTTCATAGCAATCATTTAATTTCTTATCCAAATAGTCTATAGTCATGGACCCATGAGTCCATATTGGTGATCTTTCCTATAATGGCTTCCAGTAATCTTTCGTTCAGGCGTAATGTTAATGTTTGCTGAAAAAGTTCTTCGTTCTCCATTGCCAAAGAAAGGCATTACACCATGGCGCAACCAAGCAGGAAACATAATAAGCGTTCCTACTTCTGGTTTGATATACTCTTCTGTGATTGGCTTGAGGACATTAATATCTCTCATTCCATTTGTTCCCCAAACCAAATAAGTAAATCCATCAATAGCACCAGAAGAATTATTCAATCCCTCAAAATTCTCTGATGGATTGCCTAGTGCTTCAATTTGTGGCGGCACCTTTAGATATAGAATACAAGAAATGCCTATTGGAGTTTTTGTTCCATGATCGTGAACAGGATTATAGTCGCCGTTATAGCTACGAATCGTCCACATACTTTGAATATCAGCATCGCATTTGATATCGCCAACAGTATGCTTCATATATTCTATAGCAAGTTTCAAAATAACGCTGCTAAACTGCTCACCAACTTCATCATTTTCATGGGGAAATGTTATTTGTGATGATCGTTCAGTTTGACGAATCTGGCCAACCAAACCGGGACTATGATCCTTGCCTACTGAACCAAAAATAGGATCATCAACCTCAGCTAGAACCAAGACATCATCAATGTGCTGATTAAGTTCGTCTATAATGTCCAAAGGAAACTCAACCCGCATAACATTTACAGCAAGCTTGGGTCTGATGCTAATCTTCAACCCGCCGGGATTGCTTCCCGCTGGATTTTCTTCTGTAGGCGTTGCAAAATCCGGTGGGTTATGCTCTGTGTCAGAATATTTTCTGTTCTCTGCATTAATAAAATCCTTTCTTGGGATTAAATTTAAATCATATTGTTTATTATCATCAACAGGATTACCATCTCCGTCTACTTCAACAGCCACCGCACCATCCTTAAGCCCGCCGGGGGGCAAATCAAATATTCTTACCATTATCTCTCCTTAAAAAATCCAATGAAATCAATCACTTAGGTGATAGTAAATTTGGATTTGTTTCATATATTATTATAGTATAAAGGAAAGGGGAGAAAAAGTCAACTCCCCTTTCCAATTTTTACTAACCTCTAATTAACCGTTATAGTACGAGGCTTCTTTTCTTCTGGAATAACACGCTCTAAATTAATTGTGAGCATACCATTTTCCAGTTCTGCACCGTTAACAACAACGGCGTCTGCAAGAGTGAACTTACGAACAAACTTCCGATAAGCAATACCACGATAAATTTCGCTGTTTGCTTCTGAAGTATCTTCCTTTACGGAACGAATAGAAAGTGTTCCATCTTCAACTTCAACTTCAATATCTTTCTTATCGAAGCCCGCCAATGCCATTTCAATGACAAAGTGATTTTCACCATCCTTTCGGATATTGTAGGGCGGGAACCCTGTTGATGTTACATTATCAGTAACATAGCGGCCGAGCTGATCAAACATATGATCAAACCCCACAGCGTAGGGTGTTAGTTTGTTAAAGTTGTCGAATAGACTTAGTGTGTTGCTTGTAACCATTTTATATCTCCTTAGTTAAGCAAGATTGCATTATGCATCCCATTATGGCGATGCGTTAAGTGGTAGTTTTTTATTTAATGTACAGTTAAAAACTACCAAAAATTCTGTGTATGCTTCCTATCAGTAACTTTCAAGTTCTAGATTTATAATCTCCAGCAGGAAGTATCTCTTCTATTTATATATTATTCCATATCTTCTAAGGCCTCTTTGACCTTTTCTACAAGATTGTCATAGGTAGCATAAGAGCTACCCATTCATTCACCATCTTCAAATTCACGAATTGAAAGATTTCCGGCCGGTTTGGTTTGACCATCAATAGATAATTCGCCCTCTTCCATAAGAAATATTTCAACGTGTTTAAATTTCATTATAACTGTATTCCTGACAGCAATTCTACATTTTTAACAACATCATTGTAATCTACATTATATTTTTTTACAAGATACAGTACTGTATCTTTTATAATTTCATCATGTTCTAATGGATTTATTTTATCATATTCAAGAACAATTTCTTTACATAATTTCCAATTACCTTCAATCATTTTTCCATTTTCTTCATATAATTTCATTTTAGTCATCCTTCATTTCAGCGAGCGGGTCCGCCGAGGTATCCGTTTCTGTTTCCAGAAGACCGGCGTCAATCTTGGTATAGAGGTCAAGGAACGATTCCTTGGTATCATCATCAAACCGAGCAACACAGAGTTCAATTGACTTCATCTTATCATCAAAGATAGCGAAGGCCTTTACAATGTGATCTAACCGCCGAGTTGAGATAACTTCATCAATACCACCATCATAGAAGGTCTTCCGAATAACATCAGCCCAAGTAACAAGGTTCTCAGCGAAATCCTTATCAACCTTATTGTATTTGGTCATTGAACCAATCACAATTTTCGTTTCCGTAGTCGGGGAGGCGTAGGGCTGTTCAAGAGTGATCGCAAACCGTTCAAGGAATGCCTCATTCAAAATATTAGTTCCAATAAACCGACCATCTTCAGAACCCTTACCCTTTGTATTGGCAGTAGCCATTACATTGAAGCCGGGCTTTGCTTTAATCCACTTATTGACCTTTTTTAGAAAAACACCGTGGCCTTCAAGAACCGGCTGTAGAGCGAGCAACTTGTTAGAACCCAAATCACACTCATCAAGGAGCAGAGTGCAACCCCGTTCCATTGCTTCAATGACAGGGCCCGGAACAAACTTGGTTTCACCATTTACGAGCCGGAACCCACCTAGCAAATCATCTTCATCGGTTTCGATGGTGATGTTCACTCGGATCAGTTCCTTATTCAATTTCGCATGAACCTGTTCAATCATCAGTGTCTTACCGTTACCAGACAGGCCAGTAACAAAGATGGGATAGAACATACCAGATTTTACGATCTTCTCAATCGTAGAGAAGTTACCCCAAGCGATAAAACCCTCAAACAAGGAAGGAACCAAGTTCTGTTTTTCCATATTTGTTGCAACCAAATTAACCACGGTATTTCCTTCATCAGTGACTTCCGTAGTAACCGGCGCAACATTAGCAACCGTATCATCGGTAGGCAACTTATACTGATTATATCCAACCTTAAAACTTTTTCCAAACCATGTCGGAAATGGAACCCCCGCCGCGATAGCGGCTTCGGTCTTTCCAAGCTTTGTGAGCGTTGCACCATCACCAAACATCTTGGCGGCAGTATCAACAAACAATTTCTTACGGGGAGAGAGATACATAATAATTAGTCCTTTTCAATTCTCATCATACCTTATGCTACCATATTCAACAGGATTTGTCAAGAAGAAAATGACGATTTCCTGATTTTTCTGGATTTTTTCTTGAAGTGTGGTATATTTGTCACTATGCCACCAACTTCACGAATTTGTTTAACAGCTGACGACTAGAAATCTTACCTTTAGACATCTTACCAAAAGCAGTCTTGAGTTTAGCCTTACTTGCGCCAACCAATTCATCATCAAGGGTTTCATTCTCTACCTTGAGAGCGTTCCCGCCCGGGAGAATGTAATATTCATCATAACCCAACTGATCCAAAGCGAGATAGTTGTTCTTATTAAGGAACTTGATTTTTTCCATAATCGTATCGATCTGATCGCCCGGCAACAGATAGTAAAGAGTATCTTTTTTAACCTTGCCACTTCGGCCAGCACCAGCGATAAAGAACCCAATCACATTCATTTCGGGCACCCGGTTTTTAAGAATCCGTAAAAGATCATTCGTTATGTTCATGTTCGTAATTTCGTAAGTCTTATTCATTACAGGGTCAGTAAGAATAAGTCTATTCCGCGAATACACATTAAGATTATCAATTACTTTTGTATGAGTGTTCTCTTCTTTATTAAACTTATAATCAAATATGCCAGCAAAGTTATTAGAAGCACCATCAGTGAGGAAAATTGTATTAACTTTCTGAACACCAGTTTCCTTTTTAAACTTGGGAACCAATTCCATCATCGCAACAATCGCATCATTCAAAGGCGTTCCACCGAGATTCAAGTTTTTTGGGGTCCGGTAGGAAGAAACCCAATTCGAGGCGCCGCGAGCGGAGTACATCCAAAGAATATGCATCATAGACATTTCATCTGAAATAGTCATTTTACTGGAAAAGAAGTTAAGAAGCTTGAAATTATTCAGCGCCAAATTACCAACTTTGAAATGTTTCTCAATAATTTCATCGCCGGGGCCAACGCCGCGATAATCGTAGACCGGCCGGTTATACGCATCAGAAAATGCAAACACTTCAAATGGAATTCGTGTCTGACGGCAGAACCAAATCAGATTATACATCTGAGCCAAAGTTTCTTTAAGATTTGAAGACATTGAACCAGACCAATCAAGAACCATCACCATACCGTGATTAGTTGCACCAGGCAGAGTAGTGACTTTTTTGAAGAGGTCTTCATTGTATTTGTAAGTGTGTAACCGTCCCATATCCAAAGAACCAGTTTTTGAGACAGCGGCGCGAGCATACTGATCTGCAGCCTTCTTCATCTCAAATTCTTTGACCATATAAGAAACAGTCTTTTTGGAATCCTTTTTAAGGGTTTCAAGCTCTTCCAGAGTGATATTCCAATAAAGACTGCCATCCAGTTCTTTCTTATCAAGATAATGGGGAACAAATTCTTCCAACAGAGTTTTTGGAGAAATAATTATCTCATCCAAATCAACTTTCGGAATCTTCGCATAAACCCGATCTTCAGCAATCTTATCCCGCAGCTTATCCATTGCCTTACCAAAGGCGGAATCAGTAGTTGCTTCTGGAACAGAACCCGCACCAGAAGAATCTTTCCCACCCTCATCAGAACCCTTTAGAGCATCAGCATCGGCAGAGTTATCATCGGTATCACAATCAGAATTATCACTGCTAGCCATATTAGAGCCAGAATCATCAGCATTTTCATCATCATCTTTTCCTTTACTAGAATTATCAGACTCATCAGAATCATCACCAGATTCAGACTGACCGGACTCTGAATCACCAGATTCATCACCAGACATTCCAGACGAATCTGACATATTCATATCATCTTCATCACCATCGGTATCAGGAGAATTCTCCGCCATCCAAGCGTAGAGCGATTCAGCGAGATCAAGAACATCATCAGGAGTTTTAGTTTTCGCAACACGATCAACCCAAACCTTTTCCTCATCCGAAAATGTAATAGTTGAGTTACCTTTGAAGAAAACATTAATCCGATCAATCAAATTTAACGAATTTGCATCTTTACCATTGGTTCCAAAGAAATCCTTTTTAATGAGATCGTTATATCCCCGATTGAAAACAGCAAGGGCGCCAGGATATTTGTTCTTAACAAATTTTTCAATCCGCGCATCCTCAATGATATTCACAAAAGAGTGATTAATTTTCCGACTGGCCGCGTTCTCAAGCATATCAAGGGGCGTCCAGAGTGCATGACCAATCTCATGGCAAACCATAAGGTCATAAATATCAGGGGTCATATCCTCATCTTTCCAGATAGGAAGACCTAATTCACGTTTCTTGGGATCAAAGTATGCCGTTTCCATCTGTTTGTGGACAACGAATACATCCTCTTCAGCGAGGAGCTTTGCGAGTGTTGATTTATTTTTCATTAGATTTCTTCCATCATATTAGAACGATTAGCAAAACCGTTGTCTTCGCAGAACCGAACAAACAGGCCTAACTGCTTTCCAAACGCCTCGATCTCCCACGGGAAATCCCAATAGTTCAAGTCGTTCATATCATATTTTGTTTTCATGAACCTAACCTTACCGGGTTCTGCATATTCATACATCTCACCTTTTGCCCACTGTTTTATATGAACCATCTCATGGGCAAGGGTAATGAGCATATTGCGAATTTTCATACCACAATCAAGTTCGATAGTGAACTCTTTCGGCCGATAGGATTCATCTTCCCAAATTGCGGTGCCTTCGGTATTGTCTTTCTTGTATAGACCCCGCTTCAAATTGATATTGAGTTCCAGATTATTGATGAGTCTCTTACCCATCAACCTTTCTGCGTAATACCAGGCAGCGATTTCAACCAGTTTCCTGACTGACTTGTTTGAACCTTTAACGTGAATGATCATAGCTGGGTTCTATCTCTTTCTCTCAATTCTCATCATACCCTATGCTACCACATTCAACAGGGTTTGTCAAGGAAAATCGTACCTCATAAGTCATTGATTCTAAACGATTTTGAAAGAAAATTGTTAAGCCTTGGTTTTAAAGGATTTTTACTATCACCTAACCCATTGATATCATTGACTTTTTTTGTAACTTTTTTATCCTTTTTTTGGCCATACCCAGCTTCAGCTTGGACACATGGTCAATGAAAACACGCCCCTCCATATGGTCATATTCATGCTGGAATATTCTTGATTCCAACCCAAAAAGTTCATATTCTCCCTTTGTTCCTTTCGTATCTTCCCATTCTGCTTTGATTGAAATAGGTCGCCTGACTTTCAACCATAAGTCAGGATAGGTCAAGCATCCCTCATTCATAAGAACGGTTTCCTCTGAATATTCCAAAATGTGAGGATCATAGCATGCCATGATTTTTTGTTCCTTGATATCGGAATACATCACAAAAACACGCTCCAACACAGCGCATTGAGATGCTGACAGGCCGATCCCTTTGTATTCTCTCATTGTCTCAACAAGATTATCTGTCAGCGTTTCTCTGTCCAAATCTTCGCTCAGTCCCGATAAGGGAACTTTTAGGATTGGATTGTCGTTTTCAAGTAGTTTGTATATGGCCATGTATCATATCCTTCCATAAAATAAGGTGTCTCTTTTTGGTGTATTGGAATCAAATAAATACCAAGCACAATTATCCTTGCCTGTCATATTACCAAACCACTTAATTCGTCCTACACTAACAATCTTGGAACATCTCTTTATATATTCTGCTGACTGTTTGGTGTAGGCCCAGTCTGCATCAAACAGCAACCACGTTGGCCTAAGTAAGGAAAAGTGATCAATCATGGGATGAAGCAAAGTCCTATTCCAAGGTGGATTCGTGATGATGTATTCGGATTCTAGAACCTCAAA